GCAGCAAGAGGGGCCCCACGGGGCCCCTTCTTGTGTTAGTATTCTCATAACTTCAAACTCTACGAGGTTAGCTCATGGCGACCATCACAGTTGCGTCGATCCTGACCAAGGTTTCGACAATTCTTCAAGACCCGACAAACATTCGCTGGCCTACTGACGAATTGATTTTGTGGCTGAACGATGGCCAGCGTGAAACCGCGTTGTATAAACCAAATGCGTTTGTTATAAACGCTGCTGTTATTTGTGTAACAGGCACTAAGCAGACACTGCCCGCTGCAGCCGTTTCCTTGATCGACGTAGTACGCAATATGGGCACTAACGGCACAACGCCGGGCAATGCAATTCGTGCTGTGTCTCGTGAGATTTTAGATGCGCAAGTTCCAAATTGGCACTCGTCTACTCCTAGCGCAGTTACAAAGCATTTCGTTTATACACCCCTAGATTCCAAGACGTTTTACGTATACCCCCCGCAGCCGTCCTCAAGTCAGGGCTATGTAGAGTTGGTTTACGTTGCTGCACCATCAGATGCAGTATCTGGCGGCGTTATCACTATCGACGATATTTACGTCACGGCGCTTATCAGTTACATTCTGTTCAGGGCTTACAGCAAGGATGCTGAGTACGCAAACAATTCTGCTTTGGCTGCCTCATACTATCAGCAGTTCCAAGGTCTCTTGCAAGGCAAAGCCACAGCCGAAGCTGCGTCTAACCCGAACCAAGCGCTAGCCCCATTTAACCCTAACTTACCGGGATCAATGAAGTGAGCAACGTCTCCTACGAAGTTTTCTTGCCGAACATTGTTCCGTACGCGCCCAACGTACTGGACGACCAAGCAATTGAGGCTGTGCGCAACGCCTGCATCGACTTCTGCCGCGAGACGTTATTCCTGCAGTGTGACTTAACGCCGATCACTGTGATGGCCGGTGCAAACACGTATTGCATCGATGTGCCTAAGTACAACATTCTTGGCCAACTGATGGGCATTTACTATCAGAGCCGAAAATTAGAGCGTAAGAGCCAGTATGAATTAGAGAAGATGTTCTCCATGAACTGGCAATCTCAGCTTGGAACTCCACAGGCGTACACGCAGTTCAACCCCAACGACATTACGCTGGCTTTATGCCCCGCAGAAACTGTCCAGAACGCGATCACAGGCCGTTTTTCATACATGCCGCTACGCGACTCTACCGTTGTCGATTCGCAGCTGTACGAGCGATATTTAGAAGAAATTTCAAGCGGAGCGCTTGCTAGTTTACTGGAAACGCCTAATCAGCCGTATACCGACGCTGCAGGCGCTAAAGCATATACATTGAAGTTTCGAATTGCTAAACAAACGGCCCGGGCTTATGTAACCGGCGGCATGAACCACGCGCCTATGCGCGTACGTTTCAGTAGGATTTGGTAATGAGCTGCGATCTGATCTATCTTGTTCAAGGTGATTCCAACCGCCCTCAGGTGCAGGCCACAATTACCGACGAAAACACAGGCGCTGTGGTCGATATCACAGGCGCTACAGTTATCATGAAATTTCGTCAGACAGGCTCGACCACGCTGCAGGACACAATTACTGGGACTGTGACAAACGGCGCAGGTGGGGTCTGCGTTTTTCCCATGACTGCATTATCTATGTCCGGAGAACCCGGTAACTATGAAGGTGAAATTCAAGTTACGTTTGCATCCAGCGGCGGCGTTCAGACTGTGTACGATCCATTAAGATTTAGGATGCGCGAGGACTTTTAATGCGCGCTACTTATGCATACATTAAACTTCAAGCGGAAATTGCTTACGTAAAACTTCAGGCAACTGTTGAGTACGTAAAGTTAAGTGCCGCTATAAGTTATGTATTGCTAAAGGCTACTGCCGTTACCGGCTATTTTCTAAAGCTTTTAGATCTCTTTGATACAGCAAGAGCCTCGGATACTGCGGTTAAAACTGTAGGCAAAGGGCTGACCGAAACGGCACAAGCCGGTGAAATCTTAGTCAAGAGTTACGGCAAGCCGCTTAGTGACACCGGTAGTGCGTCTGATCTAGCTGCTAAGACTGTTGGTAAAACAGCATCCGATACTGCAACGCCCAGTGATGCCGCCGTTCTGGGCATTAACAAAACGCTAAACGACACGGCGTTTGCCACAGACGATGTAGATGGTATTGTCACAGACGACGATCAAATCATTCAGTTCGTGAAAGTGTTGTCTGAAGTTGTTACGCCAACTGAGACCCTTGTTATAGCGAACGGATTTAACCGAGAGTTTGTAGAGTCTGCTGTGAGTGGTGACGTTGCAGCCAAGACTTTCATTAAGAATCTAATCGACACGGTTAATGTGACCGATGTTGCAGATGTTAGCAACGCTAAGGTTGAGAATCCAAGTGATGGCTCAAGCGTATCTGATCAGGCCGTTATTGGATTTGGAAAAGCTCTTACTGAGTCGCCGACAGCGGCTGATGCTGCGTTTGTAGAATTCATGAAAGGTCTGGCTGATGTGCCGACCGCAACAGATTCCGCCGTTATTGAGGCTGGAAAAGCTCTTATCGACTCGACTAGCGCCTCAGATGCTGGTACATTGATAAGCCAAGGCTACTGCGATATCACGTACTTCGCGGAAGACTATGTAGGAACTAGTCGTACTTTTTAAGGAATCCCCATGAACACAAATGAAAAAATTGTCGCCACTGGCGAATTGAAGATTGTGGTTACTGCGCCAGACGGTACAGTTAAGCAAGAAGAAACAGTCAAGAACTTGGTTGTTACAACCGGTCTTGGTTTTATTGCTAGCCGTATGGCGGGCACATCTGCTAACGTTATGAGCCACATGGCCATTGGTACGGGTAGCACGGCAGCAGCCGCAGGCAATACAACTTTGGGTACTGAGTCTGCTCGTGTAGCACTGACGTCAACTACGGTAACTGGTCCTGCGATTGCTTACGTTGCTTCTTTCCCAGCAGGTACTCCAGCGTCTTTGACTGCTATTACTGAAGCGGGCATTTTCAATGCTTCTTCTGCAGGAACGATGCTTTGCCGCACTGTGTTTGCCGTTGTCAACAAAGACGTAAACGATACAATGTCCATCACTTGGACAGTTACAATGGCTGCACCTTAATCGGAGTAATCCATGAGTACCATTATTACCCGTGCAGGTAAGGGCTCGCCTCTTACCAACAATGAGGTTGATGCCAACTTCGTTAATCTAAATACCGACAAGATTCAGGTTACGGGTACGCCTACGAGCGGTCAGGCGGTGGTATGGGATGCTACAAACTCACGTTGGATACCCGGCACTGCGGCGTCTAGGGTAACAATTTCGTCTACAGCGCCAGCAGGAGCTACGGCAGGCGATCGATGGTTGGACGCAGATACAGGCGTTGAATATTTGTATACCGATGACGGCACATCCTCTCAGTGGGTGGAGTTTGGCCCAACCGCTCTTGTTGTCACGTCTGGCGATGCGCTTGCATTTGCTATTGCATTAGGATAAATATGGCAAACACATTTAAAAATTACATTGCTGCAAGCGTTACAACACAGACTTCGGTGTATACCGTACCAAGCGCAACTCAATCAACTATTATTGGGTTAAGTCTTGCAAACACAACAGCAGGTCTTGCTACCGTGGATATCCAGATTACTTCTGGCGCAACAACAATCTACCTTGTTAAAGGCGTCCCTATCCCTGTCGGTAGCTCGCTTGTGCCCATTGGCGGCGATCAAAAACTTGTGCTTGAAGCTGCGGACATTCTTAAAGTAACCGCTGACGTTGCGGTTGACGTGTCTGTATCTGTACTGGAGATTTCATAATGAGTTACATCGGAAAAGTTCCAACGCCAGTCCCATTAACATCTGCTGATCTCCCCGACGGCGGCGTCACCACAGCTAAGCTTGCTTCTAGTTTAACGCTGACGACTCCTAATCTCGGAACTCCAACTGCGGGTGTTTTGACTAATGCAACTGGCTTGCCAATCAGCACTGGTGTATCAGGTCTTGGAGCTGGTGTAGCTACTTGGTTAGGTACGCCTTCAAGTGCTAATTTAATTTCTGCTGTAACAGATGAAACAGGTTCAGGTGTTTTGGTGTTTAACACAAACGCTGCCCTGACAAATCCAACAGTCACCAATTATGTAGAGACTCCATTCACAGCGAATAGTTCTACCGCGATTACTTTGGCATTGACTAACGGCACGGTGCAAATCATTACGCTAACAGGCAATGCGACTATCACAATGCCAACGGCGGTTAGCGGTAAATCTTTCATCATGTTTTTAAAGCAAGATGCAACGGGTTCACGCACGGTAACTTGGTCAACTGTTAAATGGGCGGGTGGTACAAATCCTACAATTACGGCAACCGCAAGTAGGCAAGATATTTATTCGTTTTTTAGCGATGGAACGAATTGGTATGGCGTTACTGTTGCACAAAATTACACACCATAAGGGGTTCTAATGTTTGCCGCATCAAAAACAGATGGTTCAAGTGAAGTACCTGACCCCCAATTTAACTACGTTACCATGCTCTTGCATGGCGATGGGACTAATGGCGCACAGAACAATACGTTCTTAGACAGCAGTACAAACAATTTCACCATTACCAGAAACGGCAATACAACCCAAGGTTCATTCTCGCCTTATGGGTCTAATTGGTCTAACAGTTTTAATGGCACAAACAGTTATTTGACGTTAAGTTCTAATGCTTCAATGAGTTTTGGTACAAGCAATTTCACTATTGAAGGTTGGTTTTTTACTGGCGATAAAAGTGTTTCTGGTGGCGCATCAAGAACACTTATCGGTAATAGCGGCAATTCCTACACAGAGCAGTTATATATCAGTACATCAGGATATTTAACTTTTGGTAATACAGGCTCAACTTTTATTGCAGGTTCTACTGACCTTGCAAATAGCACTTGGCATCATTTTGCTATTTCTAGGTCAGGAACAAGCACAAATCAAATTGCAATGTGGGTTGATGGCACTAGAGTTGCACAAGGCACAAACAGTCAAAACTATACAAGCGGAACAATTTACATTGGTGCTTTTGGCGCTAGTGATGGCTTTTGGAACGGATACATTTCCAATCTGAGAATCGTTAATGGCTCTGCGGTCTATGACCCTGCAAACAGCACCATTACTGTTCCAACAACACCATTGACTGCAATCACAAATACTGCGCTGTTAACTTGCCAAGCCAATCGTTTCTTTGATGCTTCATCAAACGCATATACAGTCACGGCAACAGGAACACCAAGCGTTCAACGCTTTAACCCATTTGGTACTTCTACCGCCTACTCCACAAGCGTGATTGGTGGGTCAGGGTACTTTGATGGTGATGGTGATAATTTAAGTTATTCACAACAAACTTATTCAGGCAATTTCACGTTTGAATGTTGGGTTTATCAAACTGGTTCTTCTGGAAGTTATCCTCTTGTTTTTGCAAGCAACACTGCGTCAGTGCAAATAATGATTGACTACCAAGGAACTGGAAAATTAACTTTTTATACTTCCAGTACTACAATCCAATCAGCATCTAATGTTTTTCAAAGAAATCAATGGAATCACTTGGCTTATGTAAGAAGCGGGTCAACAATTACTATTTACTATAACGGAACATCTGTTGCAAGTGGCAGTCTAAGTGACGCTATTCCAATTAGTTTTATTGGCGGCTATTCATCTTCAAGCTATACCTTAAATGGATATATGTCGGATGTACGAATCACAACATCTGCGCTTTACACAACAACATTTACACCGCCGATTGCACCATTGACCGCTATCAGCGGAACATCACTTCTTTTAAATTACACCAATGGCGCAATCTTTGACAACGCCATGATGAACAACTTAGAAACTGTGGGTAACGCACAGATTTCTACAAGCGTAGTAAAATATGGCACAGGTTCTTTAAAGTTTGATGGTACTGGTGATTATTTAAAATTGCCATATACACCTAACTTAAATTTTACTGGAAACTTTACAGTTGAGTGTTGGGTTAACTTAACTTCAAAAGTTACAAACTTTCCAACTATTATTAACAATTACAGTTCTTTTACATCTAATGGTGGGTTTGCAATTTTTGCAAGCCATAACAGCGGTACAAGCGGAAAATACAATGTTGCTTTTAATGGTGTATTTCCTGCAATTAACAGTACGACAAGCATTGCCTACGGCACATGGCAACATATTGCTTTAGTTAGGTCAGGTTCAACTTTGACTTTGTATGTTGATGGCGTAGCAAATGGGACATCTACTCAAACTGCAAATGTTGTTGGAACTGCAAATAATTGGTGGGTAGGAACAGCTGGAGATGACCTTGCAAATGGTTATTTGAACGGCTACATAGATGATTTACGAATCACCAAAGGTTTTGCCCGATACACCGCAAACTTTACCCCGCCAATTGCGGCATTTCCCAATATTGGCCCATACTAAGGAACTACTATGCAAGTAGCAATTTTGACAACACCTATTACAGTTGGCGACTATCGTGAACTGTTCTCCAACACATCATTTGGCACAAGTGGCCCCTCTGATGAATTCTTGACTGCCAACAACGCAAAGAAGGTCACGCTGTTCAAAGCCCACGACCGACTGACGCAAAAGTTGGTTTCTTGTGAAGCCTATGATGATGGCGAATTTGTATCACTTGCTCAAGTAGCAGATTTGACTGCCGAGGAAATTCAAGCAGCCAAAGACAGCGCAATGTCTCAACTGAGAGCCACACGCAATGCTTTATTGACTGCCTGTGATTGGACTCAGATTGCTGATTGCACTATTCCTAAGAAAGCTGAGTGGGCAACATACCGTCAAGCCTTGCGTGATTTCCCTGCAACTGTTTCTGACGCACGACTCCCCGTTGAATGGCCTCATAACCCAGACTATGTGCCAATAACGCCTTGAGCCAAACGGCAGACCCAATTACAATATCCCAGTGGTTTAATTAGGTAGAAACATGAACTTCCCATCCAGCCCAACGCTAAATCAAACGTATACGCTAGGCACTAAGACTTGGGTCTGGAATGGTTCAGCTTGGGATTTGCAGATTAACAGTCTGACGTATACACCCCTTGCAAGCGCGACATCCTCTGACGGAAGTATTGTTGTTACCCAAACTGGAGATAACATCGATCTGGTAGTTTCTGAGGCTTCACCCGCATCAACGCTTTTAGCAGCAGTCAGAAACACAACTGGTGCAACCCTGACAAAAGGCACTGCTGTTTATATCTCCGGCGCAACAGGTCAAAGGTCAACTGTCTCAAAAGCATTAGCTACCGGGGACGCGACCTCGGCTCAAACACTGGGTTTGATAACCGCTGATTTGGCAAACAATTCCAATGGTTATGTAACGGTTGTCGGCTTAATAACTAATATGAACACGTCTGCTTATACAGACGGACAACAACTATATCTAAGCCCAACAACGGCTGGCACACTGACAGCGACAAAGCCTTATGCACCCCAGCACTTGGTCTATGTAGCTATTGTTGAACACGCCCACCCAACACAAGGTAAGTTATTCGTCAAAGTACAAAACGGCTACGAGATGGATGAGCTGCACAACGTCTCAGCGCAGTCCCCTTCGGATAATGACTTGCTACAGTACAGCACGTCTACGTCTCTTTGGGAAAAAGTCGCTGGACCCGCAGGCGCGGTTGTGGGAACATCAGATTCTCAAACCCTGACAAACAAAACAATTTCTGCTGCAAACAACACCCTTGTTGGCGTAGCATCAACCGGTAAAGCCATCGCAATGGCAATCGTATTCGGAGGCTAAAATGGCTGCACCTAACATTGTAAACGTTACAACCATCACAGGTAAGACTACTTACCTTACGCCATCAAACACGACGGCCAACGTATTGCTAGCCAACGCCGCAAGCAGCGGCAAAGTTCTCAAAGTGAATATGGTTATTGCAGCTAATGTGGATGGCTCATCTACATACGCCGCTACCGTTGCAATCAACACCGCAGCGGACGGTTCTGGAACATCCTACCCCATTGCTTCGACCATAGACATCCCAGCTGACGCTTCGATTGTGGCAAGCGATAAGAACACATCGTTTTATATTGAAGAAAACAAATCCATCGTTGTGACGTCGAGCACCTCAAGTAAGATTGCGTACACCGTGTCATACGAAGAAATCTCCTAAGGAGTCGCCATGTCACATCGTTACAAAGGCGGATTCATCACTGCTACGTTTGATCCACTAACTACTAGTACCCCGCCGTCGGTTGAGTATTTAGTTGTTGCTGGCGGCGGCGGTGGCGGGAGAAGCCAATCTGCTGGGGGCGGTGCTGGCGGTTATCGGTCTAGTGTTACTGGAGAAAGTTCTGGTGGTGGCGCTTCTGCTGAAAATTCGCTTTCAATTTCTGCTGGCACTTCATACACAGTAACCGTTGGGGCTGGCGGAGCGACGCAAACAACACTTTCAGCGCAGGGGAATGACGGGTCAAACTCTGTTTTTGGCACTGTAACTTCTGTAGGAGGGGGCGGCGGAGGTGCTTATGGCAGTGGTTCATTTAACGGTCGTAACGGAGGTTCTGGCGGCGGCGGCGGTAGCTACAATCCTGCTCCAACAACTGGCGGTACTGGAACAGTAGGACAAGGCTATGCTGGCGGCGCTACTTCTGCTTACACAAACTTTAACGCAGCCGGCGGCGGCGGTGCAGGGGCTGTTGGTGCAAATGGTGACCCATCAGGAACAAGTAACGGCGGCGTAGGTGTCATATCGTCTATTACAGGCTCTGCCGTTTATCGCGCTGGCGGCGGCGGTGGCGGAGCTTATGGCGGTGGTGGCACTTGGGTGGGCACTGGTGGAAATGGTGGCGGCGGTAACGGGTCAATAGGAGGTACTGGCAGCGCGGGAACAGCTAACACTGGCGGTGGCGGTGGCGGTTGTTCATATCCCGGCACTTCGGGTGGCGCTGGGGGTTCTGGTATTGTTATTATTCGATACCCGAGCATTTACGTCCCTGCCACAGCGACTACAGGTTCACCAACAATAACTGTATCTGGCGGTTATCGTGTTTATACATGGACCTCATCTGGTTCGATCACTTTCTGAGGATAAATAAATGGCTCAATACTCAGGAATCTACACTCTAACCCAGCAATCGCAAGCTGTGGGGAGAAACAATTGGCCCATAGAGATAAATCCTACTTCAACTGTTGAAATGTTGATAGTTGCTGGCGGCGGTGGCGGCGGGGCATCCAATGATGCAAATGCTGGCGGCGGCGGTGCTGGTGGTTTGCTGTATTCATCTTCTGTTGCCGTAAGTACAGCTACAGCCTACACAATAACTGTAGGCGCTGGCGGTTCAGGCGGGACAACTTCTGATGGCGGGGCGGGAAGTAATTCTGTGTTTTCCGGCGGAGCTATTACTGCAACTGCCAATGGTGGCGGGTTAGGCGCAGGCGGTAATAGCGGTTCACCGGGCGGAAATGGTGGCTCTGGTGGTGGCGGTTCTGGGTATGCAAACACAACAGGTAACGGCTCTGCAACACAAGGCAATTCAGGCGGTTTAACTGGGTATGGAAATGCTGGCGGTAAAAATGGAAGCACATACACACCGGGCGGAGGTGGTGGTGCAGGAGAAGCTGGCGGCACAGATAGCGCTGGTCATGGTGGCGATGGGCGTGAGTATTCACAATTTAGCGCTTATGGCTCACCTGCTGGTTTCTTTGCTGGGGGTGGCGGTGGCGGTTCAACAGGGCCCGGATCAGGCGGATCAGGCGGAGGCGGTAGTGGCTCTACTGGCGAAGGCGCTGGTTCTGCCGCAACTGTAAATACTGGTGGTGGTGGCGGTGGAGCTTACGAATCTAACGGCCCATCTTATAATGCCGGTGGCGCAGGTGGTTCAGGCATTGTAATTATTCGCTATGCTGATTCTTATTCCGCGGCTACTTCAACTACTGGTTCGCCAACAATTACAGTTTCAGGCGGTTACAGAATTTATACATGGGCTGCATCGGGTTCAATCACATTTTGAGGTTAAAAAATGGCGCACTTTGCACAACTAGACGAAAACAATGTAGTGACTCAGGTCATCGTGGTTCACAACAATGACTGCCAGATTGGCGGAGTTGAATCTGAAGATGCAGGTATTGTCTTTTGCAAGACTTTGTTTGGTGTTTCAACTATATGGAAGCAAACAAGTTACAACGGCAATATTCGTAAAAACTATGCGGGAATTGGTTTTACATACGATGCAGGCCGCGATGCGTTTATACCGCCTCAACCATTTGCATCTTGGACACTAAACGAAGATACTTGCCTTTGGGATGCACCAACGCCCTACCCCACTGATGACAAAGTCTATCGTTGGGATGAACCTACAACATCTTGGATTGAAATATCATGAAAGACGAAATAACCCATAGCCAAATCTACGAAAGACTGCTTGCGGTTGAAACCAAAGTAGATACCATTGACAAAAACACACGGGGTATTGTTGACGCAATGAATGCTCTTGACGGCGCTTTTAAAGTGCTTGGATGGATAGCCTCTGCAGCTAAACCTATTCTGTGGGTGGCTGGTCTAATCATGGCGGCTGGTGCTGTTTGGCAGACTTGGATTAGAAAATGAATGACTGGGCCGAAGCAATTATTGCGGCGGTCTGTATTATCTGTTTTGTTGTTTTTGGAACGTACGTCATTCTTTGGGCGATGCCGTGAGATGGCTAGTAGCACTTGTCCTCACCCTCGCCCTCCAATCCACAGGCAAAGACTTGTGCAGCGTGCGGGAGTTTTACTCTATTGCTTGGACAGTTCACAACCCATCAGAGCGTCATCAGCAAATGACAATGTGGCTTACAAATCATCAGAACTTATGTAAAAGTACCGACTTTGTAGTAATTTGGAATAACTTATCGGAATGGGCTGGTACTGCTGATAGTGCATTGTTAAGGCATAAGGTTATTCAAGGGTACAAAAACGCACTTGAGAGGGAAAAGAAATGATCCCACCGTTGTACAAATGGTATCCGATGGTAACTGCGCCGGAGTATCCAACTAAAGCAGATGCGCTTGAGAGAAGGGCTGAACGCTTACAAGAAGAATATGCACAAGCGTTAAAGATGCGAAAAGTAAAGGATAAAATTAACGATCTTGAGTTTGAGTTGTATGTGAAGAAAGCCGAACGCAACCAACTGAGTCTTGAGATTTTTACCAACCGCAAACTGGATATTTATGTATGACCAGAAAACCGATACCCAGACAGGTCAAGAAACCTCAGATAGAAACAAAGGAAAAGCTGACACTGTGGGTCACACTCATGGTAAGCACAACCCTGTGCATCTCTGTTTTGGCTATGGTAATCAGCTTTATGCTTGGCCTTTGGGCCAAAGAAGTGGACAATGCCGAAATATTCAAGATGATTTCACCCGCTTTTTCTACTCTTATCGGCGGCATGATTGGGTTCCTGTCTGGTATCAAACTCATGCAGAATGACGACAAATCAAAATCTTGTAAGGACTAACTATGTTTGATATTCTAAGTGGCGGTATTTTAGGCTCCGTCTTTGGCGGTATTTTCCGTATGGCCCCAGAGGTGCTCAAGTATTTTGATAAAAAGCATGAACGCTTGCACGAACTGAATATGTTCTCTCGCCAGTGCGATTTAGAGCAAATGCGCGGGCAAATGAAACTTGCAGAAATAGGCGCACAGCGCGAAGCCGCCGTTGACGTAGGTGTCATGGATGCGTTCCAGTCTGCTATAGAACAACAAGCCACAATGGTCAAAGCCGCTGGCGGTTGGGCCGCAGCTCTATCTGCATCTGTCAGGCCAGTCGTAACTTACTGGGTATTGTTTGTGTGGAGCTTTATCCACGTCTGGTTTGCATGGAGCGCATGGCTAGCTGGTGCTCCCCCTCTAGAAGTGTTTAAGATAATGATGTCACCTGACTTCTCAGCACTGCTGGCCGGAACAATTAACTTCTGGTTCCTTGACCGTACATTGGCTAAGCGTGGGTTATGAACCTAGAACTAGCCGCAGAGATGTGCAAGCGGTTTGAGGGCTTTCGCTCCAAGCCGTACCTTTGCCCTGCTAACGTAGCCACGATTGGCTACGGTTCTACTTACTACGCTGACAAGCGCAAGGTAACGCTAGAAGACGCACCAATGAGTCAAGAAGAAGCTCATGCGCTTTTAATGATTGAGTTAGAACATACGTACTTACCCGGAGTTCTGCGTAACTGCCCCGGCTTGATTACTGACGTTCGCAGGTGCAACGCCATCGTGGACTTTGCCTACAATTTGGGCACAGGCCGCTTGCAAACTAGCACGTTAAAGAGGAAAATCAATGCCAATGATTGGGAAGGCGCAAAAGAACAACTGATGCTCTGGACTAAAGGCGGCGGCAAAGTACTGCCGGGACTGTTGAAACGCCGCACGGCTGAGTGCGCTCTATTGGGATGACATGACTACCCTCGTACTTAAAAGTTTCTCTGGCGAATTGCCAAACACGCCGGACTACAAACTGCCGGATTCCAATGCGCAGCAAGCGTTGTTTTGCGATTTTGCACAGAATGACTTGCGCCCTTTGCGTGGGGGTACTCTGCTTAAAACCATGACCAACACGGTCAGGGGCATTTACACCGAAGAAGGCACTAACTTCTATACATGGCCAATTGAGACGTTTGCGGCCAAGGGGCCCGTCCTAAATGATACGTTTGGGCGTATGTATTACATGAACGCCAACGGGTTTAAAGTTTCACCGTATTCGGGAGCTGGAGCCACGGGCGGCGAGCCTGCTACGGCTCATGTTGTTGGTGTACCGCAACCCACTGTTGCACCTACACTGGTGTTGAAGCTACGCTCCGCTCTCCCAGACTATCCTAGCATCAGCGTTACAACAACTGTGTGGTACGAGGACAACGGTAAAAAATACCAAGAGGCGGCAATGACTTCGTTTGTTGTTGTTTCTCAGTGGAAAAAGTACACGTTTACCCCACCTGCGCGTACTCTCTATAACCCCGGACAAGAAGCTACTTCAACGTTTGACACAGCGGGGGAAAACACACTTACAACTACAACTGAAGCGGTAGCTCCTACCGGAACTCCTCCTGATGCAAAGCTAACTGCACAGATTATTATTAAAGACACGAGCAACTCTAATAAAGAAATCTTTAACGTAACGGTTTCTTCTGGAGCTACAACGCCTACGCGAAACAATTCGTTCCCCGGCGGTGTCGAGGTAATGTTGACCACAGATGGTACTTTGACATTTGAATGGGGTGTTGTTGAGACCCGGGCTTACGTTTACACAAT